AATCTAGTTGAGAGAAAATCAGAGGAGAATCAAATGAGACTCGATAAAGTTCTAGAATACAATGAAAATGAAACAAGCGCAAAGTTGGAACGTTGGCAAATCAATGATACAGATTGGTGGTTGAGACTTTATCTGTTTTGCGAACAAGCACAAGAACTGGTTTGTTTTCAGACAATGACAGTTCAACGCGATGTGAAAGGGCGCGATGAATACACAAGAATGCAAGTTATGGCATTAAAACATTGTAAAGTGCTATAAGAATATAGAATTTTGTAATATCATCTAAAGCCTCTCAACCGAGAGGCTTTTTTCATTTCTCCCAACTATCACTCTTACATCTATTTTCACTTGCCCAAAGTGGTTGTAGATTGGTGTAGTGGAAACATTCTTTTTGCTGCTGTGGGTCTGTTAGGTCAAAACTTGCACACGGTCTGATATGATCAACTTCCCAAGTATCAATACCCTCTATTCGCCCGTAATTTTGCCAAGTCATACCTGGTTTGAATTGTGATTGTAGATGTAGTTTGAATTTGGTGATTGTGCAATCGAGAAGGTCGAGAGTGTGAACGCTTTTCTCGCCGCGCCCTTTTTTCAAAGCTATATAGACTCTACTTCTCAGGTTCATCCTGACGCGATACTCAGAGTCGTTCTTGTATCTCTCTCGGTAATGCTCACGCTGATACGCCTTTCCTTCTGGTGTTTTTGCGCTCTTGCGCTTCGCTGCACGTCGCTCTGGAGTTTTATTGTATGCAAGACGCCTTGGACGCTGATTCTCAAAGTTCTCCTTGTAATTCTGGCTAGAAGTGATAATAGTGCACACTCTGCATTTACTACGATAGCCATCTACGTAGTTATCGCTCACATAATATTCCGCAAGAGGTTTCCATTCTTTGCATTTTCTACAAATTTTGCCCTCAATACCGTTTTCAAATGTGTGCTTTCTTTTTGGTTTTCGGATGCCAAGGTAGTACACTTTGCTTGCTACAACACTCCCTTTAATGCCTAACTTTTCGGCAATCTCAGGTGCACTCATTGTCGCGTATGCCGACTTGACGAAATCAATTTCCGCATCTGTCCAAATGTGTCTTTTCGTCATATAACCCCCTGTTGGTTAACCTGAAAATAGAATAGGGGCAGGCGATTCAGGATATCGCTTTTCGTGTTCGATGCACTAGCCCCTTTATTTAATTATACCACATATTTCAAAGCTTGTCAAACGCCTTCTTTCTCTTCCCAGTCGTGTACGATTTTCCAAGCTCTTGGGTCATCTGACCTAAAAGGCACGATATTCCTCCATCGCCTGGCGGCCATTGGGTAGTGGAGCACACCAGCCGATGTGCTTTTATCCGCATACCTTGTTATGGTATTCCAAACATTTGTTAGCACCAGTATTTTCAAAGGATGCGCCCATAACGCCCTTAACAATGCGGCTTGGTCGCGTTTTCCCCACCGTGACCACTCGGAATGCCAACACCTGAAGAAATTTGCAGTTCGTTCGTTTCTCTGGAAACAGAATACACCACCATTAAGTTGTATCAATTCATCTGTCCCGATAATGTTGAACGTGTAGTTACATTCATCCTCATTATCTGACCTTATCATTTTTCTAGCAATATGATATTTTCCTGGGTTCTTACAAATGACTAAATCCCACCCGTCCATAAGTGGTTGGAAAAGCCATTCTATATTTGCAATTATCTCTGTATCAGCGTCAAGATATAGTATGTATTGCCAATCATCGGGAGCAAAATCATAGATTTTAGTTTTGGCGTGCCTGCCGCCAATATCGACATCCGGACAATTTATAAGATAGTCTTCTATGTCCAACGTTCTATCGCTTGCTAGCGCAATTTCAATATTCCTATTGTTAAATTCTCTGAATGTCGTGATTGAGCCTTCAGCACAACGTCTAGCAGGTTCACCGTATGCGACGTAATACACACCACGTTTCCCGTGCCTGTCTGATTCTAGTTTTTGGTACGTTGGTGCATTGTTAACCAAATCATCCATTGCAGCTTTGTGGTCTAGTGCATAATTCTCTTCTGTGTATTCTGCTGTAGCCCCTACTAATTCGTCAATATCGAAATCCCTATCACCAAAACAAGCCAATTCGATAGCGGCTTCCAATTCCTGATAGTCATTTGCCTTATACCGATAAATGCCTTTTATGTCTGGTAAATCATCAAGCATACCTATACCTGTTGGAATTACAATTGGGATACCACACGCTAGTGCTTCGAGCGGTGGCATTGGGATTCCTTCTCTATTCGATGTACAAATAAGCAAATCCAAACGTCTATAGAAATCTGGCAAATCTATCACATTTCGTCTTGATGTTTGTATCGGCCATCCTACTCCGGAGGCTTTAAGATTGATACGTTCGCCTAAATCGCTTGCTGCCAGTCTGGCAACCAACCCCTCACCTTTTCTATTAGAGCGTTTATCAACAAATCCAGATAGTCCAACAACAGGAATGTCTTTCATTTTTCGTGGTTGTGGATAAAATGCTTTATGGTCGAGAGGTGGTCTGACTACTTTTACTAATCCGCTGGGTTTCAACATTCTGGCATACTGTTTAGCACACGTAATATGCATTTCTATATTTTCAGCCGCCAAGTCCCACCAAAATTCCTTGTATGGTGTTCCCTTTTCAAAATGCGTGAAAAATGCGCTTGTGCGTGTAGCCTTAAAATCACTATGACGTTCTGCAAACTCGATATAGGATGAAAAGTGGTTTACATCTGCGTTAGGGTTTGGCGATTCACTCAAAGTCCAATCATTACAATGTGCAAGCACACGTGATAACCTGGATAGGATAGAATCATTGTCATATTCTCTGCATACAATGTGAACGTTCAAACTAAATCCTTTCGTCACTATACATTACATAATCATTCATTGCAAAACCTTTCTAAAACTCGTTGAAAATTGGTGTGAAAAACGCTTGACAAATCTTTTGTTTTGTGATATAATATAGACAAGTTGAGAGAGAAAACTAAAAAAGGAGAATCAAATGAAAATCGAAGTTAACTGGAATGGACACGAACACTCATTTACATCAATTGAAGACGCTATCGCTTTTTGTGAAGAGTTAGCTGAAAAAAATACTGGGTCAGACATTTGGGTAAATGACAATCTGTATAAAACATATATGTACAATCCATTTACCGGAGAAATCGAGATATCTTAATGATTAGAGAAAAACTAAGAAAAGTTATCGTAGGTAAATGCGAGGCTGAAGGGCTAGACATATTCACCGACGATTGGTATAAGATAGCAAGAATAATACGAAAGCAAAAGCTTCTCAATTGAGAGGCTTTTTTTGTCTCTCGTAGACATTTTATTTCAACTCAGCATCAACTACATAAACACAATCACCCTCGCAGCTATATTGCCCACAATAATATGTATCCACACCTTCAATTTCTTCTAGAGAATAATTGTGTTGTCGTGACCTGCGGAAAGCTATCATTTCAGCTTCCTCAATTGCATCCAACTTATCATATCTTGGATATATTTCAGAGTCGTAATGTCTATCCATAATAACAATCAAATAGATTTTCATCGCCGTCTGGCCTTTCCATACCGATGACCCACAACAGCACCACCGTTCCAACATCTCCCCAATAACCACACTTTCAACGGTACTTTATGCAATGCTCTGAGTAATGCCCCCTGGTCTTGGTTGTGATGTGCTTCCCACTCAGTACGCCATATGTCAAACATCAAATCCGTTCGTTCGTTTTTTGCTAAATAGAATACGCCAGCTTGTAAAACGAGTGGTGTACTCCAATATGGTAATTGTGTGTCTTCTCTATCCTCTTCATTGCAATGCCACAAAAAATCCCTATCCTGTTTAGCACTAGGCGTTATCACAAAATCAAAACCATCATCTAGGATATCAAATCCGTGTGATAGATTTTGATAAGGTACAGTATCAGCATCTAGATATAACGTTTGGTTGAATGGCGTTAGCAGGTTAAGGTTTAGTTTTGCTATTCTCGCGCCTAGGTCTTTATCAGGAAATTGAATATGCTGTACGTCATCCTGCAATGGTTTATGAGAAATACAAGCTATAGGATAATCATTATACCGTCTAAAAAACACGATTGACTTAACCGCCGCATTTCTAGCCAGTTCACCATACGCGACGTAGATAACACCTTTATTCATCCGTTATCAATTCTAGTAGTGATTTACCGCTCAAATCTTCTAACTCAAATCCTAGTTCTATTGGCACTTCATTATGTTCAATCTCTGGGAATGTAGGATGTGCAAATACAAAGTACACAATTCCTTTTTTGTCATCATACCACGTTCTGACATATTGCGAATCGCTAGGTAGTCCTTTTTTAACTTTGAATAGCGCAACATTTCCTTGCGTCATTATGTCACGCCACAAATCCACGTGTACGGCTAGGCAAGCGTGGTTACATTTCATCATTTATCCTCATACGCCAAGTTTGCGTTTGTCCAAGTTGTTGGCAATGCCAGAATCAAAGGCTTGGCTCGATACACAGCACGTAAAAATGAATGGTATTGATCTGTGCTATCTATTCGTTCCTCTTGCCAACAGTCTAACAGATATTGTGTATCACCACATCTTTTTATGTAAATCAAATTCACGTTGTAAAGAGGCACTCGCAAATCGTGAATCAGTTTCTCCGTCCTGTCTTTATCCTCTTGTTTCCCTATGTCGCAAGCCAGCTTTTCATAATCCCAAATAGGGCAAGCCACCTGCCACGTGTCCAACAGATGAAATCCAACAGGGACAAGCTCAGAACGTAGCACAACTGACGGATTCCATATCATCGTTTTCGGCCACCGCAGTTCAACGTCTTCAGAAAACGTGACACTTAGCTTGTTTGCAAATGGAGCAAGCGTCATTTTGCCAGCCTTTTCACTCCCGGTTACGAGAATGCCAGTATTCACGTGGTCAATGAATCCTGATATATCGGTTTCTGGAATGAATGCCTCATTGTTGGCAACCCAACGTAGGGCAAGCTGTTTACCTACTGAGACCCAATCGCCAGGCTTGTACGTTCTCATCTGCCCTTGTTTCTCTATATTTTTTGATGTTAGGATCTTAACCCAAGTCACGTAATTTAGCCTACTTTCTAGAATTATTAATCGTTTGTTTCTGAAACTCATTAGCAATTATCAATGCTGTTTCTTGTTCAAATCCAGCCTTGATAAGAGCCGTATAATAAGCAAACATCAATTTAGACATTTGCTCTACAGCACTAAACATTGTATCCCATTGTATTTTTTGATATGAATCTAAGACTTGATTCTCCAAATTGATACCTACTTTCTAAAATTGGCTCTTGACAAAAGAAACGATTCGTGATATAATGAATCTAGTGGACAAACAAACTAATTGAAAGGAAAATGAAATGAAATTAACGAAAACGGCACTAAATAAATTTATAAAGTGGACAACAAGCCGGTACAATGGATTAAGTAAAAAAGAAGCTGTACAGCTTGCATATGATTTACTTTCAGGAGCACGCACCGATTATGAAACTATTGTTATTGAGTGTGGAAGCTATACACCCTCAAGTACAATGGCACACGGTTGGTCTTATTTTATAAATGTTCAAGAAAAAAGTATTTCTAATGTTCGTGCCCATTGGGACTTTAAAAACAGAAAAAAGATTGTTCTAGAAACATATGATAAAGTAGTTTTTGATAATAAACAAACTAATTGAAAGGATTAAAATTTGTATCCCTTGGAAGCCTTGGCTTCCCAGTTATGACTGATAACATCAAATAATTTTAGTCGGGCAGTAGGATGAAAGGAGAAAAGCCCCTACTGCCCTTTTTTGTTGCCAACTAGAAAACTCTAGCTGACAGTCAGGATATCAGAAAAAAGTCTTTCAGTCTTTGGTGGTAGCTTTTGTCGCCTACGACCTTTTAACCATTCTAACATCTGTAAATACTTTTGATATTTCCTGTCAAGATATAGCTCAGCGTCTTTGTAAAGAAAGTGGGCTATGCAAGCGGCTTTTGTGCCATAATATCGAATAGAATACATATTCTTATACTCGTAAATCTTTGCTGATAATCCAATATGTCTTTCGATGCACATCGTGAATCCATCTATCATAGATTTTGATGCTGTGCAAAAAGACAAGTAGTATGTTCCTCTTGATTCCCTGCAGCTGATTGCTCCGTCGCCATCAATTAATCCTCTCAGAAAATCACACGCATATTTATCTGGTAGACTTTTAGGCCATTTTAATGTAAGGCTTTTACGCTCTATAGGCATATCAAAAAACTGGTATAGAAACTCATATACCTGATTACTGGTGAAACTAAAAGAATAATATTGTGTACCATCTTGCATTGAACTTGTAATCGTATGTTGCGAATCAAATTCTTTGCGTATTTTTTCTAGTATCCCTTTTTCTTTTTGAGAAAAACGTATCACGTAATTTGCGTGCCTATTACCTTTTGATACGCACCCATCGGCGGCCCAAAAGCCAAGAATATAGTATTGATTATGTCCTGAAATATCAAAATAATGATGATTAACAGGTAGAGTATTAGTCAGGCATTGTTCTTTTTTGACGCCTAGCAAGCTGGCCATCCGTTTGATGCTTCCAGGTGTTCTATTTATCACCTTGGATATGTCAGTTGTAAACTCATTGGCATAATGTTTTTTAAGATGCTGCATTTCATCCTCAGACCAACAATGTAAATCCTTTTTCAAGCCAAGTCTAAATGCTTTTGTATATACCGATTGCAATGATAACTCAAGATGAATAGCTATATCTTGTACTGGCATATTCAAATAGTTCTTTGTTATGTAATCTTCTTTCCATCGCTCCATACGTGCTGTCATTATACACCTCTCGTTTGTGTATCTCGATTCTAAAAAGATGGGAAGGGTATTCGAGATTATACCTTTTCGGATGCGCTTTCCTATCCCATCTTATTATACTACACTTTTGTTAGATTGTCAACTACGCAACTATCTCGGCAAGATTTGTCGTTGGGACAGGTGGGAATCGCGGAATTGCACCATAAAATACATAACTGTATTCAACAGCAGCAGCAGCGACGACAACTCGCACACTCACGCAGTCGAAGCCGTTCTGTACGTCAAGCTCTTCTGTACGGAGTTCAATCTCGATCAATTGATCTCCGTCTCCGCCCGCCTGAGTGAGCTGTGTAATAGATTTGCCCGTAATCGCTTTTGCGCTTGTACCACGCGTATCGGTTGCTTGTCTAATCGAGCAAGCAAGCGTAGCTGTAGCTTGCATAGTCCCCACGTTTAGCACGAGCCACCCACGATGATAGTTTTGCATAGAGACGTAAGAGCCGTCAGTTGTACCGGCATTGTGACTATCTGCATAATCAGCGTCAAGTGGGTATAAAACCTCTGAAAGTCGTTCTGTAAAAGGCATTTTTAATCCTCCTAGGCTATGTAGGCCTAAATAAAATCAATAACTAACTTCTTAGAATCAATAGTGAAAGTAGTAAAATGCTGGTGTTCTAGCCATTCCCTAGTTACATCCTTGAAACCTGAATACTTTCCACCATTGATTCTTTTTGGTGTCTTCATTTTATACTCCTTGATAGTATACCCTTGATTTTGAAAATGATGACCAGGCAGTTCAAGGTACTGCTTTTCGGTAGCTATCCTAGGCCATCATTATATTACTCAAATTATGTAGAAACGTTACCTAAGATCACGAAAGGAGAAATTTGAGTCGAACCATCTTGCAAAGTTAAGGGGGTGCTCAACCAAGGCTGTCCATCGATCCGATGCACCATCCGCCAGCTTGTCTGGTCATAACGCCATCGGTCAAACTGTGTACTTTCTACTGTGGTTGCTTGCCTATCACCGATTAGGTAATATTTGAAATCGTACAAACCGACATCACCGGCAGTACCAACAACCGGCACTTTCTCACTCCAGATAACCGGCATACCGAACATAGAACCTGGAATACCGTTTGCAGCATTATTGTGCCACACGTAAGACGCATTACCAGATGGCCCAGACAGTTGGATAATATCACTCATAAGGGATTGTGAAATCACCCAAACGCCTTGACCTGTAGGCAAGAAGTTCTCCATCATATTACACAAGTCAACGTAGCTAACCGCACCAGCAGCGGCACGTGCTACGGTGATGGTTGCGCCAGCAGCAATTACCCCAAGCGGTTGACCTGCGCCAGTCCCTTGCAGAAAAGCATAGTCTTCCATCCAAGCCGCACCACCAGCAAATCCCAACGGCCCTGACAGAAACGCTTCAAGGCTGATAGCACTATCATCAAGCAATTCATCGCTTGCGCGAGTATAACCGATAAGCTTGTGAGCGACAAGTGCAACACGTCGGAAAGTTGGATCACTCTGTGTCTTTTCCGTTGCCTCTTCTTGCCAGGTAAACTGCATACCACCAAACCAATGAGGCTGTCCGGCAGTCGTGCCAGTCTGGTCAAGAACAGGAATGTTAACCTGTCTACGTCTCATCGGGATAACTGTTGCCCGTGAACGAACAATTGCATTCTCTTGAATCGCTGATTGCAATTGCGCTAAAAACTCAGTAGGAACCAAAAAGCCGCCAGTTGAACCAACGGATTCGCCCAGATCCTTGACTGGATGTCCACTCGCATCAATATCACGGAACACTTTCAGTCTAGAATCGACACCATTTTTCGCAAATGAAGAAGTCCAGTTAGCGTGAAGAAACTCACCCCAGCTTTTGAAATCCGACCCGCCGACAACACTATCATTTTTCTGTTCATCGGCAACCTGTTCTTTAACTTCAAGTGCAGCATTTTCCAATTCCTTGGTTTGCAAAGCTCTGGCTTGCAACTTTTTAGCGTCTTCCACCATAGGTTCTACTTTTTTCAAATCCTCTGGTGTAGCTTCCTCGTTTCCCAAGATTTCTTGTGCATCGGCAAAAAGCTTTTTAGCCTTGCCAATCATTTCATTGTAATTCATTTGTTAATCCTCCAATAGTTCAAGCTCTAAAACACTTATGTTAATTGATTGTAACAGCTTGTCTCTATCAGAGATGGGTGATTCAATCGGCCCGGTCTCGTCTTGCTGTTGTGCGGCCTTTTCAGGTGCATTTTCTATTTTATCAGATACGGCTTGATTCTCAAGTGTATCTGCTTTTTCATCACTCATTTCCTCGTCAACATCTTCATCGTTGCTAAATCCAGGAATATCAATACCAGCATCTTCTAGAATTTCAATCATCACCATTAGCGCATTGACTAGCCTATTTTCATTTCGCCTTGCCAACACACGGCCAGCTTTTGATTCTGATTCTTTGCTATCACTCATAACCCCGTGATAGTCGTCATCATCACAAAAATATACTGGAATTTGTGAAACGTCATCAGAGATACTTGTACTCAATACATCTAATGCTTTACCAATTGCATTAGATAACAAGATACGCTGTTCTCTGTTAACGTAGCCACCTATGTAATATTTATCAGCAATTGAGTTAAATACCTTGTGAACACTGCCTTGCAGCACGTCGCCAAATCGCTGTTGCGGCCCATAGTCGGTCATTTCTTTAGATAAAAACTGCTTTATCAGATTCTCGATATGTAAAGACTTTTCCCAAGGTGGTTGAATTTCATCACCAAAAGCATCTGTCATTTTCTTGTAGTAACTTGCCACCTTGCTTTTTATACTATCGATGTCTGATTCTGGTATGTCTGGTGTTTGTCCTCTTGCGCCTTGCAATGAAGCTGCCACGGCAAAGATACCTCTTGGAATAGCCATTCTTTTTCCGTCAATGATATCAGTAAATCCTAGCTTATACGCTCCAAACGTATCAGCTATTTCAGAATCATACCAGAAGAATCCATCTTTATATGATGTGCTTGGCTCATTCTCTGAACCTGTAAATTCCCTGACTCGCGTTTCTGCTTTGTTTCCATCCCACGCCACTTCACGACCTGCTAGAGGAAATGTTGTTTTTCCGCTAACAGTTTTTTCGTCTTTGTCATCATCATGTTTTGGTTTCTTAGGTGGATTTTTATCATCATCTGTATCGGATTCTTTGTCATCTGTTTCACTGGCTTGCAATGCTCTAATTTGATCCGCCGCCTCTGCCCGTGTTGGATGGCAACCTAGAGTATCACCTACTGCATTTCCATCCTCATCTATTTTGAAAATGCAATGTTCTCCATCTTCAGAAAAGATACCATATGGTTTGCCTTCCGTTGGATCTTTTTCATCTTTGTCGTTTTCGTCTTCTTCTTTTTCGGGTTCTTTGGCTTTAGGTTCTTCTTCAATGTCTGCCGTAGACTTTGCTCCTACCGTAACGGTTGCATCGTTTGCGGCAAATATAACAGGTGAGATTTCCCATAGTCTGATTGTCTTGAGACGCCTTACTTTTATATCGTTTCCTTCATTGTCTCGTGCTGTATCTATCATTGTGTCTAGTGCATCATAGCCAATTGAGTATTCATTGATTGCCCCTGACTTGATACGACTAAACACGCCCCTGCCCTCTGGCGTATCCATTAGGAATTGGATAGAGGCAAACAATCCACCAGTTGCATCCGGATGTTCCTGCAAAAGTTCTTGAGGCAATCCATCACGTGACAATTCGTGAAACAGAATCGGCTTACCAACAACATCTTTTACGCTGCCGGTATTGTGGTTGTCTAGTACCCGAATCTTACCGCCACGCTCTTTAATCGTTTTTGTAAACGCGCCATTGTCGATTATGTCACGTTGATGGTCAACATTCCCCATCACCGCCACAATCGCATCTACTACGCCCTGGTCACTGTCCAGCTTTTGGACGTAGAATGGCAGTTGTTTATATTCTCTAGCCATTGTACATAAACCTCCTTGAGTTCAGTTGGTCCAAAAGACGGCGCATTTACGGTGCCTAGACAGACCTTGCACAAAATTAAGCCTTTATACGGTGTTTTTTCACAAACACCAAATAACTGTGCTCTTTTATGACATTTAGCACAGATAATAGTCAATGTTGGTTTTGTTCCATAATCAATCATTTAATGCCTCTTCTAATAATGGTTGCTTATGCATTGCTAATCTTTTCCTATAATCTAATGTCATCATTGCCAATGCTTCTTGTAGATTTCTCCCAGTCCAACGACCATCTGTAGAAATGTTTTTCATTCTCATCTCTTTCAAATCAGACAACATAAACTTTTGGAGTGGCTCATATTGTCTAGCTTCGGGATGATTGGCTAAAATCTCTTTTAGCTTTTGTCTTGCCAGTTCACCTTCTGGTTTTCCTTTTTGGTCTTCTGCAAGACGTAACAAAGCATCGGCTTTTGACTTCCATCTATTCATCGCCTAATTCCTGTTTTGGTTGCTGCTGTTTTTTGCTATGCCTAGATTCACGTTTCTTTAGTCGTGCCTCAAGTTCACCTATGTACTCATAAAAGTCAAAAACAAAGTCACAGCCTTTAGGCGAATTGAGATTCATAACCGTTCCGTCTGGTAGACGGATATGGTAATTCTGTGATTGTACCCAATATTTTCTAATCATTATTCTGTTATCCAACCCCGTCGTCTAAGTTCTTTTCCCCAGAACTTAACAAACAATTCAATTTGCATAAAATCACATATATGAAAAGTTATTCCAGGTTCTTTGTTTTCTGTTGGGAATTCACCATCGCTTGCAATGTGCCAGTTCAGGCAAGGATTATCTTGCCCCCCGTCTTCCGGTAATGTACCATCAACGCTAAACCACATATGCGTAAAATATCCACCAATTTGAAATCCTCGTGACGGATTGCCGCATTTGCAATCTATAACGCTTTTATCTTTCTCAAGAGATAAGCCTAATTTGCATTTTATTTCAAAGTCAACACCACTTCCATTCACAAATGAGTTTAAACAAAAAAAACAATTATTCACTTTTTACCTTTCAAAATTTGCCAATGCATATTCTTTAAATAGTGCTAAAAGATAGTTGTCTTTATCAACAATGCGTAATTTATCTTTGAAATATTCAAAAGATATAGCATTATCAAAATCGTGATACCAGTCTTTATTTATCCACACACGAACGAACATTTTAAACCTTTCAAAGTCTGCGAGAGACAAAAACTCGTTTGAAATTGGGTCTTGACAAAAGAAACGATTCGTGCTATAATGAATCTAGTGGGCAAGTTAGTTGAGAGGAAAAATAATGTATACAGTAAAACGATTCAAGCCAATGGATGTTTTCTGTACTGAAGATGGTACAGAATATGGTGGGTACGAAACAGGTTCAACAGTTTATGCGGTAGTTAATGAAGACGGAAAAGTTCTATACCGCCAGGGCTATTTCGGAATCTGGAAGACTCATTTTTACTCATCTAAGAGAAGGGCGCAAAAGGTAGCTGATATTTTCAACAAGGTTGTAAAATGAAATTAACGAAAACAGCACTAAATAAATTTATAAAGTGGACAACAAGCCGATACAATGAATTAAGTAAAAAAGAAGCTGTACGGCTTGCATATGATTTACTTTCGGGGATACGCACCGATTATGAAGCTATTGTTATTTCGTGTGGAAGTTATACACCTTCAAGCGCAATGACACACGGTAGATCTTATTTGATAAATGTTCAAGAAAAAAGTATTTCTGATGTTCGTGCCTATTGGGACTTTAAAAACAGAAAAACGATTGTTCTAGAAACATATGACAAAATAGTTTTCGATAATAAACAAACTAGTTGAAGGGATTAAAAAATGTACGTATTAGTAAAGAATAGAAAAGACCGCTCATATCACAACCTGTATTTTGTATCCCTTGGGAGCCTTGGCTTCCCAGTTATGACTGATAACATCAAAGAGGCAAAGTTTTTTGATAGCTATGAAGATGCAGAAGTAATGTTAGGACAATGCGCCTTTACATTTGAAATTATGAGAGTTTAAAAGTCTCTCGTAGACATTTGAGCTAGCCTAATCAGCTAGCTTTTTTGTTGCAAATTGGGTCTTGACAAAAGATTCTTTCTGTGATATAATGTAATCAAGTTAAGAGAGAAATCAGAGAGAAAAGAGAGAGAAAATGAACAGCAGAATGCAAGAAATCATCAACGAACTGAAAGCAGAAGGAATGAGCGATAAGAAAGCCGCATTCATAGCTGATAGAATGTACAAAAGAGAAACCGGCGAAATGTCGGCAACAAGAACTTTCACGACAACAAAAACTTGGCTTGATATGGATAGCGAAATCGAGAAACTTTGCAGAAAACTTGGAAATGGCATCTGGAAAATCTCAGAGTTTGGAAAATTTCGCAGACTGTCAATCAACATCCAATACAGAAACAAGAATCAGACGGTTTTCGTTACCCGCAAGCAAGTTGACCAGCTAGACCAAGTGACAATCGGTATCAAATAGATTTAATCTTAATCAAAGCCTCTCTTAATAGAGAGGCTTTTTTATGCCTCAACTAAAGTTATATTAATATACTACATCCTTGTCGAATTTAGGAATATCATATTTAATGACCTTTCCTCCCAAGATTTTTGATACACGTAAAGCCTCGTTATAGTCTGGCATAGGGTCGCTTCCACTAGGGCCATAAATAGGATACATTGACTGTAACAGCTTTGTGAATTCATCGTTATTGCTCTCCCAAATACCATCATTTAGAACTGCCGTATATATTGCAAAATCTACTGTTGCTGACATTATAATCCCCTTAGAAGATTATACATAAAATCAAAATAATCAGGATCTTCACTTGCAAGTCTACCAGGGTCAGAAAACATCATTTCCATTCCCATAGAAACTATCTCAGTTGCATCATCATACTTTTTACCCATATACGGGTTGATAAATTTATCAAACCACGCCTTTTCATCTTTATCATAACCTCTTCCAAGCCATCTTAATTTATCACCGGCTGTTCGTTCACGTAAAAAATCAGATGCTAGACCATATACATTGTATGCATTATCTTCAAACCAATGCCCAAATTCGTGTACGATTGTAGATTGTCCTACATTTAATCTCAAATCTATAATATTGACATCGAATGTATACGAACTTCTATCCGTACCAAGTGCTATTTCAACTTGTTCTGTTCGTAGTCCAAATCTATTCCAATTAATCATTCTTTGAAACGAGTTTTGAGTATCTAATACCCTAGCTTTAGAATCTGCATCTAGTGTCCCTCTGAATGAAACTTGTATATCCAGTTCGCCTTTATTAACGTAAATAAATTTCTCTCTTAATGTTTCGGCTAATGATTCTTTTAAGCTATTCGCTTCTTGATTTTTTCTAGAAGCCTCTGCGTGCATAGATTCTGCTTGTTCAGATAATTCCCTAATGCGATTCTCCCATTCTCGGTATTGTTGTGAGTTTGTAGGTCCTGTAAAGTTATCTCGTAACTCCTGAATTCTGAATATCTCATCAAACATATCTGCTTCTGCGACATACACATCTTCTGCTTCAGTATTAAGTCTTTGTATTTGGCTAGACGCTTCGCGTTCTTCATCTAATATCCCGTTTCTAGCCCACGCAGCACCTTCTTCTTGCGTTTCATATGGTTTATCAATAAGCGGTACAAGATTCAATGCACATCTACAAAAAACTACTTGTTCTGGCGGAGCACTAGGGTCTAAAGGAGCATCCATATTTACTCCACCAACTACAAACTTTTCATCTAGAGGTATAGCACCATCATCAACATACGTTAACCCAGCTGCTTGATGGTCTGGTCTTACACGATTATCAAACGTTGCTAGCCATTCCTTTGCCATCGGAATAGACCACGCTTCTCCCAAATGCAATGTTCCTAAATTTGAGCTTTGCATCGTGGTTGTTCTAGATATCATTTCTAATCTGTGAGGCGTCATACGTTGAGTAAACCAATCGCCGTATTGTTCTCTTTCCGTATCTGTTAGCCTGTCCGCTGTCCACGTCTTGAATAAAAGATGTAATCTCTTATCCATAGCTGGAATTGAAAGCCCTTCAATTTGTGCTTGTTTGTACAACGCTGAAATGTCACGATTAGTTGTATCAAGTATAGGCTGCGCAAAAGTTGATAAATAGTCGTCAAACCATTTCTCTGCAAATAGATTATGGATATCGAATTCTTGGCCAAATTGCAAATTCCAAGTTTCACCTTGATCTTCAATTACGCCTTGGATAGCAGGCACAAAAGCCTCGCGCCATCGCTCTCCGGCATTTGAAAGATACCACTCCCATCCCTTGCCTATTGTTTGCCAGTCAACACCCTTTTTCTCTTTAGTGTTATCTCGCATAATGGCAAGTAAATTCTCAAGGTCAATTTCAAACTGTTCTTTCCCTACTCGATTAAATGCTTTCTCCCAACTTTCAGCTATGCTGTCAACCCGTTTCCACGTGTTGTATTTTGCCTCTTGAGACAAGCCTTTTTTTTTAGACTTATCTGTATCATCCATTCTGTCATCTGTTTCAGCTTCCATCACATCATCATCTTCTTCAGGAATAGGTGAGGGGACGGAAGGTCTTGAGCCACCAACAGGAACCATATTCAATGGCATATACACAACATCGCCATCACTCAATTGCGGAAGTGGTAAGCCTAGTAAATCACCTGCTACGTTTTTGGGTACGCCATTTTGCACAAGAGACACCCACGATTCGACAAGCGATTGTACCTTTTCTTTTAGTGCTGGTACAGCAGAATAGTCATATGCTACAAAGGCATCATCGTCGTGTAGGAAATACTGATAATCAGCTTCCCACCACCGAGTTTCAGGGACAAGCGTATCATCCCAACAAGCCTCTCTCGCATTTTTGTAGTTGGAATTATGTACGACAATGCCATCTGCTATAAAGCAATGGCTATCTTCTACTGTAATGTCGTAAACCGGCCTTTCATCTAACTTTTCAATTGACTTAATCGCATAAAATCCAAGATTTTCACTAAGCCCGACTTTATCAGCTTGAGTTCGCTTACCATCTGTCTTATGCCTGTGTGTATTGCTATTAACCCTTTTACGATACATAGAATCAGAAAATGGTATTTCTGCTATCATTACAGCGTTAGATGCTGTAAAGCCATAGTTATAGTAAACATCCTTTTTCCAGCATTTTAACGTTGACTTCATTAGTTTGTCTTTGTGATATTCTTGCATTCTTATGTTGCAGCATTGTATACCACAAGAGATAAGTAGCTCTCTAATGTCTTCGATTAGCCTCTTGTTACACATTCCAACAGTAAGACATCCACGGCTATCTATATATCCATCACTATCAACAATGCCCGCCAAAAAAGCAAGACGTAACTCACGGGTAAGCGTATATATCCAACCTGGTATGCGCTTAGTATGAGCACGCCCACCAAAACCAAGTTCAATAAGTTTCTGGCTTTCTGCTTTGCTAGAAAAACTAAATGCTCTTTGGCTTTCTGTTATTTTTACTTGTTTTAATCCGGTTTTTTGTACGTCAATAACAACAGCATTACAATCTTTGAATTTCTTTCTTCCATTATTAGCACATTCTTTAGAGCAAAATTTGCCACGCCCATTTTCAAGCCTCGATGGTATTATTTTTATTTTGCGCCCACATATCAGGCACTTTGTTATATATATTGTGCCTTTGTTTATTTTGCACTTAAATAAAGACTTTGCAAGCGATACATAATGTTCAAAGCATCTATCAGTTGGGGGCATAGCCATATTACATCTGCCAGTATCATCAACTGTACCATCACCTATGATAGCACCAAGATATTGTAGATATTCTTTTGTTACACTTTCGCCATTAGGTAAAATATTTTTGTTCTGAGAAGGTAGTGCTTTATGTTGTACGACCCAATCACCAATATGCAATTCATCTACGCTTTTCCATTCAAGCCCACCAGATCTTTCATCTTGTGGACCACACATCTTTCCCTTCCGATAGACAAGAACAGGATGATTGCCGGTTGCTTTTAATGTTCTATTTTTTGTCTTTATTTCATATAATTGTTTGTGTCCGACTATCCCTTGCCAAGTAACCATCCTTTCAATTAAATCTCCATTAGCAAGAGAATAAACATAATCACCTTTCCTAATCTCAGAAATTCTTTTTAACCCGTTTGGTGTACTAATATTTGCCGTTTTCGGTAAACAGTATGAAGCAGTCGCTAATCCAGACCTGCTCCCAATCAGGATTGGTGGTACACCCCAAACCATAATAGAACGTGTTTCATTTCTTTCGTCAATGTCCTTAAAACCCATCTCATCAAATGTCGGTGATATCCGTTGAAACGATGCACCTTGGTCTAGTACACCAATATCATCCCAATTCTGATATCCACCATATTGCTCTTTCCACCGCTCTTTAATCTGTTGTAACACGCCAGGTGTTATCTTTGCCTCAAACGACAAAAGACCTTGAAACATCGTTCCACCGTCAAAAAATAACTTGAGGAAATGTGTCACTTTGTTATCAATGTCAACAGTTCTTGCGCCAGGTGATAACGGAGAAAGCCCATATCCCAGCCCTTCTAGTGGGTCCCCAGGATTAGGCAATTTGGTATGCATCATATCTTCAGGCAATATCAAAGTTACTTCATCTTCTCGTAGCATCCTTGACCGTTCTGATTGTCCTGACTTGAGCCATTTTGAACGTCCTTCAGGCACATACAAAAATCCTTTTATTCCTGATATCCCCTTATCTTTTCCTGGAACAATGAATACTCTATCCGGTCTCAAAGAATACATTGATTCTGGCAATCCGCCCTCTTTTGGCCTTGCCATCATAATGTAGTTGTTTCCTGATAGATTCCAATATGTCATACACAATGCTTGAAACTCTGGAAATGATTGGTGTGGATTTGGTCTGAATACAAGCTGTTGCAGAGGATGGTCAATCGGCAATTGTTCACGTCTGTCAATGTCGCCAGTATAGGCGATAAGCGGAACTTGCACCAATGCGCGAACTTTATACATTATGGCAGAATAGACTAATGAGTTGAGGTTAAATCCCTCGTTGACATAAGCATCATAATCTATTACTTGCCACTCGGGACGACCATCCCTAAAGTCTGGCCACACAAATGGACTATTTGCTTTTAGTTGGCTTGGCTGTGAGCGAAACCGTTGTATTGCTTTAATTTCTTGTAGTAAATTCACTCGGTACGATTCCTTGTGCTTTCATAAAGCCTACTTTGACAGCCAACCAACAAAACGATACAGCACGATATGCCATACCACTTATCCATCCTGTGATGTAAAATGGTATAGCACAACATATCTGTACAATATCTTTAAATTGCATATTCAAGAATTAGTAGAATCACTGCGTATCCCGCCAGAATCAATAGCGGATTCAGTGTTCCCTTGCCGTAGTTTTTCATCATTCTTTTTCATCCCAAATATATTAGCTAGTGTAATCCATCCAAAGATAATCAAAGCTATTGTTAGAATTGAGCCAGTACAAAAGCCGCCTATCCCCCATATCCAAGTTAGCGATATTTCAATCACGATTATACCTTTCTGTACACATATGTATCATATCAACAATCAAATAATACATAAACAAACTAAAGAAGTCAATTAGCCCGATTCCGCATAGCAGAACGATAATATCATCCATTTTCACTCAATTCTGATTTTAGAAATCTGTGAACACAATAAGGATGGCACATAACCTTACCACTCTTGGGAGCGTTTATGTAAATATCCATTGGTTCACCCTCCCAGCTGTTACTCTCAAATATCAAAGAAATACTACCACTTTCGGGGTGTGGAACCATCTCGATTAAGACAGCATTGTCAGGCACACTATTTGTTACGTGAAATTTCTCTATTTTTTTATTCCCACAGATAAAATCTCGAACAAGTGCATAGCTAAATGATACAGCGCGCTTACTCATCTATACCTTTCTATCCTACCATTTTTATGACAAAACAAATAATGCCAAATAGATTCAAGTTAGTTCCTCAATTTCTCCCCACTCGCCTATATCTGAAAACATATAGTATTCTATATTGTTATTAGTCTTGTTATTTATATCTCTCATTATTGATATCGGTGTTTTGCTAGTTAGCTTGAATCGTTCCCCATCTATGTTTAACGTCTTTGATGGCCTATTCTTGTATACGAACTTTTTATGTTTCACATCCTGGCAAGGAACAGTACCATTTATAGGACAATCTATTGCGTGTCCTATAGGTTCGCCTTCCCAATGCTTAGAATCGAATACCAAGACTACACAAACTTGGAACAAGTCAGGGAACATCTCGACTAGCACAGCATCTTCAGGTATTCCATCAAGACATTCAATCAGTTCTATCATATAGCCTTTGGTGATGATTTCTTTGAACATTTCATAGCTAATTGTTACAGCACGTTTACTCATTCGGAACCTTTCTAAAACTCGTTAGAAATTGGGTCTTGACAAAATTTTAATTTTGTGATATAATGATTACAGGTTAAGAGAAAAATAATCACTCAAAAAGAGGAGAAAAAAAATGGCTTATGTAAATGAATATCTAGAGTATCCAGATGACGACTCGTTACCTTGTATTTATGTTTTTTGTAAAGAATGCGTAGATGATTATGATGGTTTGGAATTTAATATGGTTGCGGATGACGACGAGCCTTGCGAGCAATGCGGTATCACTAATGAGGAATACGACGAGACTAGCTAACAAAAAATACAACCTACTAAATCCTCTCAACGTTGAGAGGATTTTTTTTGTCTCATCCAAAAAATATTCCTGTAACACGGCCACGAAAAGCAAGTGCCATAGCGGCTATACTGTCAGGAAGATGCCCACGACCAAAAACGTCATCGACCGATGCATATTTGTGCTCGCTCTCTAAAAAGTCGATTTGCGGACTTTCTATCTCGCAACGCTCCACAGCGGCTATATATTCTGACAATAAATCAGACCTTGCCCTGCCAACCATTACAAACGATTCACAACTAACTGTAATATACCCGTCAACAACATCACCTAATCCTGTTCCATCGTGTGTGGCATTTCCACCATACCTATTAACTCTATCATCAAACTTCTTTATTATAATAGGCCAAGGCAATCGATTGCACCTTTCAAATGCAACAACCCGTATAGGATTACAGTCTGTCCTTAATGTGACGATAACACTAAAATCCACTTTGGTCGCCCAATCGGATCCTGTAGAATATTCAGCTTTTTCTTGTTGCTTAGAACAGCATTCTTTTTGCTCTGTGCTCTCTTTACCACAAACCTTACATATGTAGAGTGGTGGCTCAATTTCTACGTATTCTCCATTCCGCCCTTCAAATTCTCCAAGAGATTTTTTGAACATTTGAGCTACTTTGTCAGGGTCAATAGCCCTACTTTCTGGCGATGGGTCTTGTAGGCAATACTCTGCATTCCACATTGCCTTTGTTACGTCTTGACGCTTTGCCTCAATTTCTTGTGTACTCAACCATCCGTGTGGCTCTGCTGTTTCCAAGAAACACCATTCTGATAAAGCCCATTGTTTTTCAGCCGCCCTTGCTAGGATTGTTGTCATTGTCCCATCGGCATATTGATGTGTTGAAGACAACACAGTTTGCTGCTTTATCAACACACCATCACGCTCTTTGTTCATTGGCTGCCCCATTGCCGCGTCAAGAATCTTGATATCCATTTCGTCAATTTCATCAAGTCTTAATCGTTGAGGATGTGGACCGCGAACTGATGCTTGAGACGCCATAAGCGCCTGCATGGTATTGCCATATGTTAGTGCTGTTTGTCGTTTGCTTGGGTCAGAAGCTAATAGGTGTCTAGGTGCGGATTTATAACGCCAAAATTCTTGATTATACTTTAATACACGTTCTGATTGCTCACCACTACCACCCAAAACATTGACATCGGCTTTTAGAGTAACAGCTTCAGTCAATCCGAGTAGTGATAGAAGAAATGACTTTCCACCAAATCCTCTTGAGGCTTTCCACACGCTAACAGTGTTTCTACAAAAATATGCACCTGCAAAAGCTTCCCAAGGCGTACAATGGTTTTCGCATATTCGCTTATTTGGTATCTTGATACCCCAAGCTTTTTTGACGAATAGTGCTAATTCTTGCTCTGTTGTTAAAGGTAACTCAAATTCCCAATCTTTATATTCATTCGTCATTCTCTAGCCATTCACGAACTATGATTTTGTTTGTTGAAATTTTTTGCTCTATTGGACCACCATCTCTGCCGGTATGTTCAATCTTTTGCGCCGCCATACCTACCAAATAATCGCCTAACCATTTTCTAGCAGTATGGTTTCCGTTCTTGGCTTGCGCAACTGCTTTTTTGACAATTGATTTCCATTCATCATAGGTACAAGCAGTCATCAAGATTTCATAATATCTCTCTGACCTTTCTTTTCGTGGCCTACCTGGCCCGCCACCGTTACCTTGTGCAAATCTTCCGTTCTTGTCCCGTTCAGTCACCGTTTTGTCACCGTTTTTTGCTACATTCCCTCGGCCTTGATTGAGCTTTGTAAAGCCGATTTGACCTCTTTCAATATAGTTATCTCTGCTTTTAATTCAGCATACCGTCCACTTATTTTCGCAAACTCTATTTTTTTACTCAACATTTCACCAGCTACATATTGTAGCATTTTTACCTTGCCATCATAATCTAGTGCTAAAAAGTCATCTGGTGATAATTGAGATATTTCTATTGTCATTTTTCCTAAACCACAAATAATGTTTCACTCATTTTCTGCAAGACGCCAAATAATTACATACGTTCCGCGCTCTAAATGTTTTGCCGCCTCTTTTTCTGCTATTTCTGAAGTGCTGAAACCGGGCACATCTTTCCAACGTAATTGCCAGGATTCATCATTGATGTTGTAGTATTTTTTGGGGGATTTATCACGGGAGCGTATGAAAAAGTTATTCATTATCATCACCAAACGGCTCTTTACCTACCTCAACCTCTTTGTCTGCCGCAGACTTTTGAGGTATCAAGCCTAATAAAGCATTTAGAAATAGCCCCTTTAGAAAATCACGGCGATTCATTCTTTCCCCATTTCTGGTATATACACAACCAATGTTTTTGCTCTAGGCCCATAGCCTAAATAAACCAATTGATTTTCATCATCACAACACCTATGCAACTCGATTTGTTCAGCATCAGAATAAGAAAACTTTGTATCTATCCATTTTGAGGTTTTGTAGCAACTAGGAATTGGCTCGATACATAGAGGTATAACAATAACCTTTCTATATTCTTGCATAAAATAAATTTCAGTTTCCTCAGGATTGACATTCCACCGTCTTTGAGCCGCCATACCTGCACGTAACAAAAGCCCATTACGTTTGTTATCCATCAAATCCACCTTCCATAGCAAACTCGGATATACATTCCCGTGAACAAAAGTGCAATTGTTTTTCATCGCCAATAATGTGGCTTTGTTCCAGAATATTGTTTATGCCAGGAAATACAAGAAACTCTATCCACGTGTCGTCATTCTCAAGTTTCACCTTTTTGCAATAGTCACATATAACAGCATATGCCATTTATGGTTCCAACCATCCCCGCGCATTAACCCCGTTTCAGATATTCATATATAGCAAGTGCTATCTGTGCATTATCCTGGATTAAACCTATAGCAGTATTACATCTAGAACAGAGCAATCCCCTAATCTCACTCGTTTTATGATTATGATCAACTGCCAACATATTTACTTTTCCGCTTTTCCCGTTTATAGATGTTTCACACTAACCACAAATTGCACAAAGCCCATTTTGCGCATTCATCATATCATTGTATTGTTGTGTTATTATTCCGTATTTGCGCTTTAGATGATCGCTTTGTTTGCATTCTAAACAATATGAATGATATCCAGTGTTGCTCCTCTTTGTTGGGGCAAACTCATTCCACGGTTTAAATATTCCACAATTAGCACGCTCTCTGCCATTATCAGAAATAATACCCTTGCTTGGTCTTACCACTTGACACCGCCTTTTAGTGTTCACCTTGAATTTTATTAGAATGGCAGGACAGCAAGGCTATCTGTCTTTTCGGCGGCCAACCTAGCCATTCTATAAAACTAGTTTGCAATAGCTATTTGATGAGGGTTATATTCTCTCATAGATTTTGCGCCCCTTACTCTATTTGCAGCTGCCGCTTCTGGGACAGTTAACCCATCACCAACTATAGACTTTGGTTCTATATGACTAGCATCATAACCATCTGGTATGCGTGGATCTCTATATGTGTTACTATACGACTCAAAATCAAGCAAGTTGAATCCTATATGCTCACAAACTTTTTTAAGTTTTCCCAAATCACCAAGCGTCAAAGTTGTATAGCTTTTTCTTATCTCATCAGTGCTATATATAACTGAATTACCCTCCCCTTTATCAAAAAACCTTTCTAAAAAAGCTATCCATACGTCATAATTTGTTTTAATGTTGCGCTTATATATAGCAACATCAAACAGCCATCTACAACATTTAGGCATTACAAACCATCCGGTGTTGTGGAATTTCGTTTTTGACCAAACCTCACATATATCAGCCGTAATCTTGGTCAAATAAGCACATAAATTATTTACATACTTAGTAAGCTCTTCTTTGCTATAATTAACGATAACATCTGATAGCTTACTTTCAAGAACTTGATTTTTAGATATCAAAGAATAAGTAACAGAACGCCCAAGTTTGTGATTGCTACGTTCTTT